GTACTGGCCGTATCGGGAGTCGAGAGATCGATTCCGCCGCATCACCCGCCGCCCCTGGTTCCCCGGCTACGTCTTCGCCCGCTTCGACTACCAAGACCGATCCCAAATCCTCGCGACTCCCCATGTCGTCCGCATCATCGGCTCGACCCCGCAGTATCCGATTGCCATCCCCGACGCTGAGATCGAAAGCCTGCGCATCCTCGCCAGTTCCAAGCACCAGGTCATGAACCATCCGTATTTGCAGATCGGCGAAGTCGTCCGGGTGAGAACCGGGCCACTCGCGGGTGTCGAAGGGAAGCTCTTGCGGTTCGGCACCGGCTCGCTGCTCGTCGTCTCGATTGACATGCTCGGCAAATCCGTAGCCACGCACCTCGACGCGGACCTGGTCGAAGCCGTGGGGCCGCTGAAGCGAGTCGCGGCGTGACCGCCCAGCATTTCATGACTGGCCACCATTTCATCGAGCGCTGTTCGTGCGGCGCGGTTCTGGCGCAATGCCGTTGCCCAGGCATCAAAGAAATCCGGATTTTGAAGGACCGTTGCCCCGAGTGTAGAGCCCACGCGGCAAAGGCTCAATTGAGCGGCATAGGAGACACGTGTCCGGACCCGAACAGACTGAGCACGCGCCCATGAGAACGACGCACCGAGATTTTCTGTGAAGGGATTCCTCAGTGGTCTCGTCGGTCAATCCCGTATTGACGACGCCAAATTGGCAGAGTGCGAGAAATGCGCCCAGGTCTGTGAGAACTACCTCAAAAGCCTCAGCGTCTGGACCGCCGCCGACGATCACGGCCCACCCCCAGCCGAACGCATCGCCGTCATCGCGGTAGTGGAAGAGATCGCAAGACGCATCCGTAAGCGCAATCATGAGAGAACCCAAGCCGCAGTCGCCGAATATCCCGGTTCACGTTCCCAATCCGCCCGACGCGCTCGCTAGATCCGCCGTACATTCCATGCCGCCGACTCTCAACCCTTCAAACCCGACGCCCGAAGCCATCTCGGCGAATCACGAAGTGCGGCTCGCGGTGATCGAAGAACGCCAGAAAGAACAAGGCGTCAAATTGGACTGGATCATCAAAATCACGGTGTTGACGCTCCTCTCGGCGACCGGCGAACTGCTGTTGATCGTGCTGAAGCATTGAGCCAGAAACTCAAATCGGAATGGGAGGCCTTTCTCGCGGCGGTCGAGGAATTTCCGCACATCCGGCGCGCGGCCAAGCACGCCAACGTTCACTACTCGACCCACTACCGCAAGTACAAGCTCGAACCGGAGTATGCGGCGCGCTTCGAGGAGAGCTGGGCGATCGGAGTCGGCCGCATCCGCGATATCGCCATCAGACGCGCGGTCCTCGGTTATGACGAACCGGTCATCTACAAGGGCGAATACCAGTTTCAGGAAATTCTGAATTCCCAGACCGGCAAAATCGAAAAGAAGCTGGTCACGGTGCGCAAATTCCCGGAGCGGCTGCTCATGAAAGTACTGACGGGCGAAATTCCGGATGTCTATAACCGCTCGATCCACGAGCACACCGGCGAAGGCGGCAAAGGCCCGATTGAAGTCGTCGTTCGCTCCTATCTCGATCCGAAACCGGAATGAAGCTTCTCCTCTCAGTCCTGATCCCGCTCGGTCTCGCGGCCCAGCCCTACGCCCGGCCGATTCCGCCACCGACCGGCCCCATGATGCTCAATGGGCCGTTCAAAAGCTCGATCGACTGGACTAATGCGCACGTCACCGTGGTTCCCTCGATCGCCCGGCTCAATACGCCAGTGAACCCCTACACCGGCAACAGCTACGAATTCGTCGAGCCGCACATCTACTACAACCCGGCCGGCTGGAACGGCTACAAATTCTGGCTCTATGCCTGCCCCTACGACGGCTCGAATGCGGCACACGAGAACGGCTCCCTCTTTGTGAGCAACGATGGCCTGAACTACGCGACGGCGCCCGGCGTCGTCAATCCCGTCGCGACGATCGCCCCGAGCGGCAGCGGCAACAACGCGGACGGCGGCCTGGCGGATGGCTTCGACGGCAATCTGTACATGTACTACGAGAACGAGAACATCGCAGGCTCGCCGCTCACCACCAAAATTTACGTGCAGCAATCGCCAGATGGCCTCAACTGGTCCGCGGCTCGCGATATCGGGATCACGATCAATCAGTCGGTGCTAAGGGAAAGCTCGCCGTGGATCTTCTTTGACGGCACCCAGTGGCACGTGTACACCGTGGCCGGCTCGATTTACCATCGAACGGCGCCGAGCATCTATGGCCCCTGGAGCGCCGGAACGAACGTCATCGATTCAGCGACCTCCCCCGCCGGCAAGATCTGGTATCACCTCGACGGAATGTATTTCGGCGGGCGCGTGTATTTGCTGCTCTTCGCGCCGGACACCGGGCAGACGCTCGTGAACGGGGATCTGTATCTGGCCTGGGCGGATGACTTCGCGACCTTCACGGAAGCGAATAACGTCAGTGCCCCGGCGATTGCGGGAACGCGAGGAACCGGCGAAGCGCAGTACATGTATAAGTCGTCGATCTTTCCGATTTTCGACGGCTACCAGCTCAAGATCGGCTGCATTTGCGGTTCGTGGGGAGCGCCCTCCACCTGGGAACTGATCTACCAGGAGCTGACGCCGAACCAAGTGAGCACAGCGCAATTCGCCGCGGCCTTGGCCAACGACGGAACCATGCGATTCACCATCGGGTGCAACTCCGTGACCCCCGGCGTGATGTGCGACAACTTCCGCCGCGCCAACTCGGCCTCCTCGCTCGGCACATCGAGCGCGGGCAATTACGCGTGGACGAACGTGCTCGGGACCTGCGGCATTTCCGCGAGCCAGCTTTACCTGCCAGCCGCGACCAATACCCTTTGCACGATCAGCACGAGCTATGGAAACGGCCGCCTGCTCTACCATCTCGCCACTTGGGCGACCGATCAAAACTGGCTGATCTTCCGCGTGCAGGACGCGAACAATTACTACCGCGCGGGTTATACCCCGTCGGGCTCGCTCTTCGCGATTCAGAAGGTCGTCGCGAGCGTGGTCACGACGCTCGCGAGCGTGGCGGGTTTTCCGCAGCAAGGCGATTGGATCCAGGTTACGTTCAACGGCTCGACCTTCAATCTGTACGACAACGGGCAGCTCGTGCTGACCAGCACCGGCGATACGACCTTCACGTCTTCGCTCCTGCAGCACGGAATCCAGACCAATAGCGCAACGATCCGGCTCGACGGCTTCGCCATGCTCACGCAGTAAAAGGAGTCCCCTCCCATGAAACGCTTCGCCGCCATTGCCCTCACGGTGTTCCTGCTGGTGTTGGCCTCGACCAGCCTGTTTACGACCCACGGCCAGCCCTATAACCTCGTCGCCCTGCTCGCCGGTTCGAACCTCATCGGCAAAGTCGGGATCGATCAGACCACCCCCGGCACCACCAACGCCGTGCAGGCGACGAATCTGCCGTCCACAGTGCCGATCAGCTCGGCCGCGAATCTACCCGCGTCCACGGGCAACGTGACCAACCAGAATCTGCTGCTCACCGCGCACCCCGCGCTCACCTGGCAGTCTTCGAACCCAGGGACCTCCACGCAGGCGACGACTACCTTCGCCGCCCCGGGTGCCGGAAAAAGCTGGGTGATCGATTGCCTGCAATACGACGTGATTGCCGTCCAGGGAACGACGGTGACGGCGAGCACCATCGCCTTCAGCATTGCGGACGGCGTGCCGAATACCTACTTCGGCCGCAACGTGTCGATTCCCGCCGTGGCGAGCTGCACCAGCGCCGCGAATTGCGGGGTTGGGATTGATCAACCGATCGTCTGCGGGCTCGGCTTGGTGGGCGTGCAAAATCAGGCGGTCACCATCAAATTCGCATCCGGCATCGTGAACACCCAGGAATCGGTCAACGTAGGCGCCTTCATCGTCCAGTAAAGGAATTCGACTCATGCCCAACTATGGAATTCCCCAATCCGGCTCGCAACTTCCTCCCAACCAGGGGCTGAATCTCGCGGTCATCAATCCCGGCGACTCGATCGTCTTGTTTAACGCCGAGAGCCCGGCCGCGCCCCAGCCTTCGGTGGCCTTCGCCCGCGGAGTGGGGCCGATGAACATTCCGGCCGGCATCGTGTTCACCATCAGCTTCGCCGCCGCCCCTACCGATTCGCTGGTCATCCAGGGTTCGAATCAGGATATCGATTCGCAATACCAGACCCTCTACACGTCCACCAACAAACAGACCGATTTCTACGCCGATCTCGGGGAATTTCTGTTCTACCGCGCGAAGTTAGTTTCGCAGTCGGCCGGCGGCGCCGTGACTGTCATCGCGCAACGCTAAATGACCGTGTGCCCCTTGAGATCCGATTCCAGCCGAAACAAGAGCAGCTCTACCGGGCGATCTCTGCCACTGGTCCCGATGTTGCAACCTGGATCGGCGCCGGCGGTCCGCGCGCCGGCGGCAAATCGCGAGGCCTGCGCGATGCCATGCTCTTGCGGCGCTTCGAGAACCCCGCGACGCCGGGCTTCATCGTCATGCGGCGCTACAAGAAACTCGAAGACGAGCACATCGCGAAATATGCCAAAGAGCGGCCCGAACTCCAGCAGTATTACAACGGGCAGCGGCGCCAGTACACCTTGCCCAACCAATCGACCCTCAGCTTCCGCGCGGCCGACACTTTACAGGAGATCATGGAATTCGCACGCGGCCCGGAAGTCTTCGATCTCTTCATCGATCAGGCCGAGCAGTTCACCGAAGACGAACTCAAGTGGCTGCATACTCCCAACCGCTGGCCGAGCGCCGGGCCGGGCGGCGCGAAAACTGTGCTCGGCTTCAATCCGGGCGGCCGCGGGTCGGCCTTTCAGCGGCGCGTCTTTCACGAGCGCCAATTCCACGCCGAAGAACGGCCGACGGATTATGTCTTCGTCACGATGTACGGCTGGGACAACTATGAGTGGTTCCGCAACGAGCCGATTGGCGCGCGCCTCGCGAAGAACGAATTTTACAAGCTCCCCGAGGAAGAGCGATTCGCATTCTTCATTACCGAGACGTCGGAAGGCCGCAAGCTCAACTCGCTGCCGAAGCATCTCCGGGTAGGCGAACTGTTGGGATCGTTTGACAATTTCGCCGGCCAGTATTTCGCCGGCGCCTGGGACAAAGAGAAGTGCACCTTAACCCAATCGCAGGTCGAGAAGCTCATCAAACCCTGGTGGACCCGCTGGATGGCCCAGGATTGGGCGTTTGCCGAGCACGCGGCGCACGGCTGGTTCGCGTCGGGAAAAGTCTCGCCCAGGGAATGGATGGACCTCTTTGGCGGCCATACGGAGCATCCGATGGACGTGGTGATCGCCTACCGGGAATTGATCGCGCAGGAAATGCCCGAAGCCGATCTCGCGAACGAAATCGTCCGCCTGACGCCGCCCGAAGAGCGCAAACGCATCCGGCGCTTTTTCCTCTCGCAGGACGCGTTCGGCCAGAAAGCCAAACAACAGGGCGCCCATTCGGTCGGCGAGCAGTTTGCGCGCATCATGGAGCGCTACGGCTTGCCGTCTCCCGAACCGGCCGACCAGGAGCGGGTGACGGGCTGGCGGTTCATGTACAACTGCCTCCGGCAAGCCAATCTCAAGGGCGAGAACTTCGACGCCGAACGGGCGAAACAAGGCCCGGCCTTCTTCATCGGCCCGGAATGCCCCAACATCCAGAACGAAATTCCGATGGCGGTAAGGGCCGAAGACGATCCGGACGACGTCGAGCGGGTTGCGGGGGTGCTCTGGGAAGACGTGACCGATCTCTGCCGCTACGCGCTCAAATCCATGCTCGACCCACGCAGCAAACCGCGCGAGGTGCGCGCCCAGGAAGTCTACGAAGCCTATCAGGACCCGACTTCGAAAGCCATGGCGATGCGGATTTTTGACGAGAACGAAAAGCGCCGGGGATTGATTTCCAGACGTCCGCGATGGAGAGATTCGGGGCAATGAGAGGGCTTGTCAGGCGCGTGGGGGAGTGTTTCAAACGCGTGGGCTGGCTGTGGCGCGCTCCCGTTCAGGTGGCCGCTGGAATGGCGCAGCTTGCCTCCGATCAGTATGAAGACCGGCTGAAGGCCACCTCAGAACTCGCGGCACTCCAAACCCAGCTCGCCGACCAACAACAACAATTAGCCAACCTGCGCGCCATCCTCACCAGCCGCCCCGCCATTCCGGAAGTCAAGATCGCGCGGCGGTTCAGTGAAGTGCGCGCCGCTTTACAGCAAGGAGACGAAGATGCCGCGTAACGAACCCATGAAAGATCCGGTGCGCCATTCCGAAATGCAGGTCCGTGGCGAACTGAAACCGCACGATCCTGTGGCTGCTGCCGAGACGCATACCAAGCGGGAAATCGAGCGGCGTCAGAAACTCGCTCCCGCTCCAGCCGCACAGCCGGAGCAGGAACAGCCGGAGCCGCAACAGCCGGAGCCGCAACAGCCGGAGCCGCAACAGCCGGAGCAGGAGAATCCCGATGCCGCGTGACGCCAAAGGAAATTTCCACCTCTCGACCCAGCGGATGATGGCCCACGATCCGAAACCGAAATCGGGCTCCGGAATGATGGACGATCCGATGGCCGATTCGGATGACAACGCAACCCAGGAGCACGAACCGGGCTCGATCCACGAGCACATGGCTCAAATGCATGCCGAGCACGGCGGCAAGCATATGCACGTGATCGAGAAACCGGAGGGCGGCTACCAATCCCATCACGTGGGCGAAGACGGCAAGGTCGAAGGGCCGCACGATCACGAGAACCTCGAATCGCTCAAGGGCCACCTCGGCAAGTTCTTCGATGAAGAAGCGCATGAGCCGAACTGGGGCGAGGGCGGCCACTCTCACAACGGCGGCGGCACTCCCGAAGGCTACTGATATTTCCGCTTCACTCAGTTCCAGAACCTAATTTCACAGACAACGCAAGGAGACTTCCCATGTTTACGTCAACTTTCAAACCCGGCCTGGTGGCGCTTCTTGCGCTCGTCGCAATCGGTCCCCTCGCCGCCCAAAACCGCACCCGCTTCGGCGGGCGCTATGAAGCCATCGACTACGCCTACGGCAACACCGTCGGCGGCGCGCAGCCGGCCGCGCTCTCGATCCTCACCGGCAATAGCGCCACGGGCTCGCAGACCGCGATCGTGGCGTTCGGCTATACGACCGCGGGCGACGGCCGCGTGTTTACTCCGCTCGCGACCAACGCCCCGATTCTCGTGGGCGGCGGCTCGAACCAGGAGACCGTCACTCCTTCGGCCGTTTCGTGCTCCACCCCCACGGCTTACGGGACTTGCACCTTTACCGCCACGTTCGTCAACGTGCATGGCACTGGCGACTCGATCGTGAGCGCGTCGTTCGGCCTCCAGGAAGCCATCAACCTCGCGCAATCCGATGGCGGCGGCAGTGTGATCGTGGATCAGGCCTGGTCGAAGCGCGGCGGCCTCACTTCGACGATCACGAGCGCCAGCCCCTACTCGAACGTCACCGTCGAAGACATGCGCTCGGGCGATCAGTACTGGTCGATGCAGCCGACGACGGTGACCGTACTCGCAGTTCCGACGACCTTGACCAGTGGGACGGCGGTCTTTTCCGGGACTAGCGGAACCTGGACCAACGCCGCGCAATTCACCTGCGTGACGTATGTCGATGCCTTGGGCGGCGAAGGCCCTTGCTCGGCGACGTTCAACCAAACTCCCTCCGCCAATACCAGCTTGACCATTACCTCTCCCGCCGCTTCCGCGGGCGCGGTCGGCTGGCGAGCCTATGCGGGCGCTTCCTATAACGCGGCCTATCTGCTGCCCGTGACGACCTCGGCCTGCACGCTGAGCACGCTTGAATCCGTGATGCCGGCCTGCGCCATCGGTGCGAACGGCACGTGGCCCGCGATCTTCTTGACCACTACCACCCTGCGCCCGCAAGGCCAGAGCCCCACGGTCAATCTCGCCAATCCCTTCCCGCAAGGCCACACCACGTTTGCCTATGAGCCCACGGGATCGCTGCCCCAATCCTTCCAGACCGACTATGCCGCGTTTCCGGCCTACGGCTCTTTGACCGCCGGGCAAATCGCGGTGGTGGGATCGATCAACTTCCCGGCCGCTTTTCTGAACGTCATCGGGCGCACCGTCCAATTGAGCGGCAAGATCACGACCGGCTCGGTGAACACCGCCACGCTTCCGACCCTGAACGTGCGGCTCGATTGGGTCGGCGGCACGACAGCCGGCGCCGGCGTCAATACCTGCGCGTTTGAAGGGGTGGCGGTCGGAGCGACCAAAACCTACGAAGCTCCCTTTGTCTGCACCCTGACCACCAACGCGGTCGGCGCGACGGCCATCGGAACGGTCCAGCCAGGCGGCTACATGGCCCTACAAGCCCAGGACATTTCCGCCAACGGTCTGTTCTACGCGGACTCGAACGCTTCGACGGTAGGCTCGCTCGGGCTGTTCGCTCAAGTCACGGCGAATGTTCTCTACACCTCAACCACCAACACCACAGCCGCTCCGAATCTTTTGGATCTGCATGTGAAAGTGTTGCAGTAACAATGCCCTTCGTCTCCAAGGCACAGGCGCGCTGGGGAAACTCACCCTCCGGCCGCCGTGCCCTGGGAGACGTGGACGAGTGGAATCAATCGACCGACTTTCACGACCTGCCGGAAAGGAAACCGATGGGCAACTTCATCAAAAAAGCAGTCAAGCATCCGGGAGCGTTGACGGCCGCCGCGAAACGGCATGGGCTCTCGACCTCCGAGGAAGCGGAGAAGGAATCGCACTCGACAAACCCGCACACTCGCACTCGAGGGATTCTCGGGAAGCGGTTCATCAGCGGAGATCTGCACAAGAAATGACCGCCGAGGAAAAGCTCTCCTATCTCGAAAAGCAGGTCTACGCAGTACGGCGCGAGCGCACCGACACGATCAACTGCCCATACTGCAAATGCCAGAACCGGGCGGGCGATGAAACGCCGTGCTGCGAGACGTTCACGAAAGCGATGTGGGCGGTGCTCAATCGCATGGATCTGAACCATCAAAAAGAGATCGTGGAACAGGCGATGGAAAAGGCCTCCCGCAATTAACGTGACCCCTTCCGCCGATTTAGAAACCCCGGACGCTCCGGATTCCCAAGGGCCTGAAGACTCGCAGGACCAGGCTCAGGAAAATCCCTACGGCGAGAACTTCCGCGAGTTGCCCCAGCAGTTGGTGGAAGCGATCAGGTCGGCGATCACGGATTTTCAGAGTCAGGAGAAATTCGCGCGGCGAAGGGAAGTCCGCAAAGACCGCCGCAACCGCTTCTATGAAGCGGGCTATCAGCATCTCGCCTGGAACAACGGCAACGGGGGAAACGGCGGCTTCACTCTCCTCGTTCCGGGTGCGCCAGTAGCCACGCAGGGCGGGGGTTCGATTCAGTGCCCGCAATATATGGACTCTTACGACATCTTCCGCGCGTTTCTCTGGGTGTGGATTTCGATCGTCACCCAGAACACGCCCGGAGTGTCCTTTGAGCCGGACGATCCTTCGGTCTCCGAAGACATCGATGCGGCGGCGGCGGCCGAATCCTACGCCGAAGCCTTCGACCGCCAGAACGACACGCAAGAGCTGCAAGTTCAGATCGCGCGCATGCTGGGAGTCTCCGGAAGAGTGGTCTCCTGGACCCGCACGGAAACCGATGGGCAGCGGTTCGGCTACGAGCCGGACGGATCGCCCAAGCGCTTTCAAAAAACGTCGATCCACGGAACCCTTGAAACCAAGGTCCCCATCACGGCCAGAGAATTCGATCAGAATTTCCCCTACTGCTTCATCTACCTCGATCATGACGTGCGGATCTTGAAAGACCGCTACGACTGGATCGCGCAAGAGATCAAGCCCGGCACCGCCGCGCTCGGCGAGAACCAGTACGAGCGCAACGCACGGTTGGGCATGCTGAGCGGAAGCAAATCGCAATCCCAGGCGGGCGACTCGCTCACCCACATCGGGACCGAAGGCAATTACTTCCTGCGGCCGGCCGCGTTCACCGGGCCGCTCTACGATAACGCCTTCGACGAAGCCGAAGAAGGCGACCAGAACGAGGATGGCTCGCGCTTCACGGTAGGCGACAAGCTCCGCCAGATCTTTCCCGAGGGAGTGCGGGCGGTCTTCGTGGGCGATGTCTACGCCGAGAGTTTCCCGGAATCGATGGACGATCACATCGACATCCAGTTCCCCTTTCCGGGAGACGGGATGTTCCGCACCGCCGTCATGGACCCGATGGTGATCGTGCAGGACAACTTCAACGATATGTGCAACTGGGCGCGGGAGAAATTCGATACCGGCGCCGGTTCGATCTGGGTCAATGCGGACGATGCCGAGTGGGAAGCCATGCAAAACCAGAAGGCCTCTCCCAACGCTCTGCGGCAGAAGAAACTTCCGGGACCCGGCACCACCATGACGGATCAGTTCTTCGCCGAGCCCGATCCCGAGCTGCCCTCGACCTTCGTGCAATTCCTCGAATTGATCTACGGCCCGCTGCCGCAGTTCATGCTGGCTTGCCCCCCCGCTCTCTTTGGCGAGCAGATGCCGGATCAAAAGACAGCTTCCGGTTACTTCCAGGCCCGCAACCAGGCGACCGGAAGGCTGGGCCTGATCTACGCGCGCATGCAGCGGATGTTCGCCCGCATTCGCTACCAGGCGGCTCTGGCGGCGGCACAGGAACCCTCGGAGACCAAGCAGATCGTGATCCCCGGCGGCAAGCCCGGCCAGAACACGGTCGTCGATCTCGAAGCCTTGAGCAAAGGCAATTTCCATTGCTTCCCGGACGAAGATTCGAGCTTTCCGGAATCGACCCAGCAAAAGCGCGCCACGATGCAGAACTTCGTGACCACCATTGCTCCGAATCCGGCCGCGCTTGAGATGTTTCTTGAAAACCCGGACAATATCGCGACCTGGGTGCGGCTTGAAGGAATCTCGGAAATCAAGCTCGCTCCCGAAGAGGCCCGCGACAAACAGGTCTTCGAGATCGAGCAACTCCTCAAAGGGTCGCCGGTATTGCCCTCCGAAGAAGAGTTGACATCGGCCCAGACCGTCCACGCCTCGGCGGCGATCGCCGGACAGACGCTGGCGCCGTTTGTTCCGCCCTTGCCTAAATCGTCGGTCTCAATCGGCCCCTTCGATTACCATCCGTTTGAACTCGCGAAGTGCAAGGAGTGGCTCTCTTCGGCCACGCGGCGCAAAGCCGATGCCGAACCGAATCTGGCTCCCGACCCGCAGCTCGATCCGCTCTGCGAGAAGTTCGGCTGCACCAATTACGGCGTGTTAAACGTGATTCTTCACGCCATCGAACACCAGAAAGCCCTGCCGCCGCCGATGCCCCCGCCGATGCCGGCGCCGCATCGGGCGGCCCAACCGGGGGCGCCGGCCGAATCGACCACCGGCGGGCCGCCTCCGGCTCCCGCCGCGCCCGTTGCCGCGCCGGCCATCTAACGAAGGAACTTTATGCCTGAAGATGCAGTGTTAGACACTCCTGAAATCGACGTGGATTTGGGAACCGATAGCGCAGACGCGGACCATTCCGCCGATACCGACACCAGTGGCGATCATTCCGAGTCCGACCGCGGCGACGAGAATCAGAACCGCGACGGCGATCCGCAAGACCAAGCGGACAGAACCGGGCGCCTGGTCAGTGCCGATGGGAAACTGGCGCCGGCCGCCAAGGCCCTCATCGACAAACTGAAGACCGGCACGCCCGAAGAGCAAAAGACCGCCAAGATGCTGACCCGCGCCCTCTTTGCCGAAGACCGTTTGCGGCGCGAGCTGCCCGGCGGCTTCAACGAGCTGAAGGGGATGCGGCAGCAGATCGACGAGCTGGGCGGCTTTGACGGACTGAAGCAGCGCGGCCAGGAGTTGGAGTATTTCAACGCACTCGATCAGCAGTTCACCGCCGGCGATCCGAAATTTCTGGAAGCCCTCGTCGGCAGTAAAGAAGGCCAGCAGGCCTTTCTCAAGCTCGCGCCGGCGATGCTCGGTAAATTCGCCGAGTTGAACGAGGAAGGGCACAGCGCCTACATGGCGCGGGCGGTCGTGGCGCACATGCAGGCCAACCGGGTTCCGCTCGATCTCGAACGGCTGCGCGATTTCCTGCCGGCCGACAATCCCGCGGCCAAGCAACTCTGGGAGAAGCTCGCCGGCTACTTTAACGGCTTGAACGATCTCGCGCAGAAACCCGTGGCACCGGCCGCTACCGCGAGATCGGGCGAGGGCGACAACCGCAACCAGGAGCTGGAGCAACGCGAGCAGTCTCTCACCCGCAAGGAGTGGAGCGGCGAGGGCAAAGAGCAGCACTCAAAGATCTATCAGACCGCCTGGTCGAAGGCCGTGGGCAGCCGGCAACTCACCGACGTGCAGAAAGAGAACCTCGGCGTCTTCTACCAGATGGAACTCAAACGCCTGCTGCCGCGCGATTTCACCGAGAAGCTCGAACAGTATTTCTCGACCGGCCAAAAAGACGGCTATCTCCGCTACCGCAACACGGTCCTTTCCGAATCCGTCCCGAAAGCGTTGCGGGCCGCCATCCAGCGCGCCGGCATCGCGCAGAAGCCCGGCCCCAAAGGCGCCCAGCAGCAGCAACAGCAGCAAAGAGGCGGCGCGCCGGCGAAACCGGATCAGGGCTTCACGCTCGTCAATCAGAAGCCGGATTTCGCGAAGGTCGATAACCGCGTGACCACGCCATCGATGTACAGCGCGGGGAAATTCATTTTGAAAGACGGAACCAAAGTGCAGTGGAAGCGATAAAGAGCTTCCGATCCTGAATCGATTCCCGCTCACAGGGAAACGCGACTCCATCAAAGCGAAGAGCCGGAATCGATCAGGCGCAACACCTTTCAGTACCACCAGCGACCTTCGTTCAACGCTACGACGGCGCCCGGTCGGCCTACAGCGGGCAGAGGGCAACGAAGTCACTGAGTCTCCGCGAACCAGAAGCATCCGGTTCGCGGGGTTCATTGATTCTCAACAAGCCAACGATTTTCACATTCCAAATCTCCAGGAGAAAACCCCATGCCCGGACCCGGGACCGTTTCACAAAATATCGCCTCGCAGGTCGAGTACCTGCGGGATACGTTAGAAGAACTCGTATTGCTTCAGGGTGTGCTGTGGAAGCGCATCCAAAAATCGACCGACATCAAAGCCATCTCGAACCGACCGGCCAGAATTCCCTTCAACGTGCTGACCGGCGGCATCGCGCGCACCGGCCAACTGTTCGACGGCGCCGACATGGGACGCGGCTCGGCCCCGACCCAGACCTTCGGCACCTTGAGCGCCGTTTCGTTTCTGCAGGCCTCCGAATACACGGCGCTTTCCGAGTATGCGACCGACTCGGATGAAAAGGCGATCGAGAACTATGTCACGCTCACCAATCAGCAGGCGACCGAAACCGCGGCCGGGTATCTCGATGCCCTGATCGCGAATTCGGACGGCTCGAACACGCTCGATACCGTAGTCTCGACCGCACCGGCGGGCGGGGGCAACGGCCTCGTGGTGAATAACGCCGACATCTTCCAGGACAACCAGATCGTGGATGTGTGGTCGGCCTTGGGCGGAGTCTTCCGCGGCTCGGTGCAGATTCTCTCGATCGACATCGCCAATAACACCCTCTGGACCCTGACGGCTTTGCCCGGCGGCACCATCGCGGGCGATCTGCTCCTGATGACCGGCTCGGCCGGCGCCGCCAATTCCGGATTCTTCGGCATCCCCTACTATCACGTGGCGGGAAACGCCGGAAACTTCATGGGTGTGCAACGGTCGAGCTTCCCCGGCAAATTCTCGACCCCCAACGTCAACCCCGGAACCAGCTCGACCGCGACCGGCGTTCTCACTCCGGCCAAAGTGCGGGCCATGCAGAACCAGATCGATCTCGCGATGGGGATCGATGCCGCCGACGACGACGTGGTGGCCCACATGAACGTCGATATGGCTGCGGCCTGGGAGAACAACGCGCTCCCGGTGCAGTCGATCATCTACAACGAGATGAAGGGCGACCAGTCGGCCGACATGCTCAAAAAGCGCATGCCGACCACCATCGCGGGCCGCGAGATCCTGAAAAACGTCCGCGCCAAAGTGGGCCGCATCGACTTCCTCAACCTGAAGCACTGGTTCCGCTTGGAAACCAAGGCCATGGATCTCTACGAAGTCGGCGGCCAGACGCTGTTTCCGGCCTACGGCGGGTCAGGCGGGTTAGAGAGTTCCATGCTTTTCTACCTGACCCTGATGTGCCAGTTCGGCCTCGGCCAGCCGCGCCGGGAAGCGTTCATGCAATATGTGACGATTCCTTCTGGGTACTTCGGGAAATAGCCCTCTGGCGGGGCGGGGCTTTCGGGCTCCGTCCCTTCCCGGATTTTGATTATGCTCGACTACGATCCCGTCAAAAACCTCCAGCACTATCCGCAATCGATGGCGCGGTTCGGCGTGAACCCGTACAACGAGAATCTCTACCGCCTCGTCCATGGAGGCTCGCGCCGCTATCTGGTCTCGGGCGAGTGGCCCGATGGCTCGGTGGGCGCGCGCTGGGTGCTGCGGTACAAGCAGTACAAGACCGTATGGATCATCGAAAAGTGGCTTTCGGCCGAAGAGATCTGCCCGGAAGGAAAAGAGTGGTGGGCACGGGAATGCGCGGTCCCGTTTCCCGACCGGGGCGACTACGAGCTGGCGCATGCGTTTGAAACCGCGTCTCCGGATCAGTGCGACCTCGATAAGCTGATCGCCTGGATCGGAGCCGGAAAACGCTATTCGCTCGATGAAAAGATCGTCTACGCCCGCGAACAGGCCGCGCAAGAGAAGAAGGCCACGGCCTCGCTGGTCCAGGATATCTCGCGCAACCGGCTGCCCGCCTTCGGATGCCGCCCGTTCTTCAGCCGCCGGGTATCCCGTGGTTCGGAAAAGATCGGCGGTACCGTCGTCCGCACGGCCGAAGAATTAGGGCTCCCCACGAAAAACGGAGCCACGCGCACGCACAAGAATCCCAACCGGGTGGCGCCGGGCCTCGCTCCCGATCTCGGCCACTTACCGGCCGCCCCGGCCTTTTAAGCCCAGCTTCCCAAGGAAAGAGAAACCAATATGCCCTTTGCCTCACACCGCCCGGCTCCCAACGTGGAGCAGGCCATCAACTCCGAACAAGCCGCGCTCAACGCCTCGCGGTTCATTCCGCGCACTCCGGAACTCTACCGGGAAATCGCCGAACAGAACAAGGTGTTCATCTTCAACGTAGGGCCGTGGGCGCACCGCCGCGATCTCGGCTCGGCGGGTTCCTTCTTCGTCAAGGCGTGCCCCGAAGGCAAGCCCTATAGCGAGCCCGTGGTGATCTTGGGCGTAGTCGAAGAGCCCTATCCGATCAACGAAGCCGAGTGCAAAGTGATGACCGAGACCGGCCGCAATCTGGCGCTCCAGGTTCTCGGAGAAGGGCCGTTCATTCCGCGCTCTAGCTCGTTTTCGCCGTACGGAGTGTTTCTGTCCTCAACACCCGAGCCTTCCGAAGAAGCGCTGGCTGAGGCGCACAAGAAACTGAACGACAAGTATCGGGAACTGGTGAAAGAGGCGTCCGACGCCTACGCCAAAGGCCCGGTGTTCGCCGAGCAGGTGATCTCGCCGGATTACCATTTCATCGCGGCGCGCAAGCTCAAAAAGAGCGTGGCGGAGTGCCCGTGGCTCGCCAATACCCAGGAGCCCGAAGCCCGCATCAGTTGCCCGGGTTGCGGCGATCCGGTGAAAGCGGGAGTGGTCGTCCACAAGGAATGCGGCTGGATCTTCGACCGCGAAAAGTGGGAAGCCAATCATCGGACGGCTAAGAAGGGCTAAAGCCCCCACTCTTTCAGCATGCGCTCGACAAGGTCGACCTCTTGCGGCGGGCGCACGTACTGATAGCGCAGGCCGTTGTGAACGAATGGCTCGGGCGGAAGCAGCATAGCCAGCCGGGCCATCTGTTCGCGGCACGCGGCGCAATTCGAGCATTCCACGATCTGGCGCTGCAGGCGAACCATTTCGGTTTTGATGCGAGTCTCTGAATCGCTCATTGGTCTTTAGTCTCCCATGGCAAAAGCCCCCTTCGATACCGTCGAGACCGTACTCAACACGGCGCGCGTGCGCCTGAACGATGCCATCGCGTCGCTCTCGGGCGACGTTCTGACCGATACCCAGCCCTTCACGCAAGTCATGGCGAACGCGGCGTGGCGGCGGCTGCAAGAATATCTCGCGGACAAGGGCTACACCACCTGCCGGGGCGATACGGTGGTGACCGGGATTCCCAAAGCGGCCTCGACCGATCCCTCGGTCGAGTGCTGGCTCGGGTGGGGCGGCTTTTTCGACGGCGTGAATCTGAATGGAAGTCCGGTGCTGCCGCAGAACGTCACCTCTCCGCTCAAGTGCTACGAACGGCTGAACGGCTCAAACGCCCCCTTCGCCGAGCCTCCCATGGAGTGCATGGCGGACGGTATCCGGCAGGGCTACGGGCCGCAACAGCTTTTCAACCTGCAATGGGAATGGCGCAATAACCGGATCTACATCCCCGGATCTTTGCAGGTCGAAGACTTCCGCATCGTCTTCGTCAACTACTTTCCGGACTTCCTGACGCTCGCGAACGTCGCCATCACGGCGGCGACGGCACAGAACCCGACGCTTCTCACCGCAGCCGGTTCGGGCTTAATCGATGGCGAGCAGGTCACGATTACCGGGTTCACCGGCAACTGGACCGCGCTCAATGGCACCTTCACCGTGACCGTGATCGATCAGGACACGTTTTCGATTCCCGTCAATGCCTTGGCCGCGACGGGAGCGCTCGGCGCTCCCGTCTTCGCCACCCAAACCTGGACCGCGCGGCCAGTGCCGATCATGCGGTGTCTCGATTCCTTCGCGGACTACATCGCGGCCGAGATGGCCAACGCGCGCGGCGACGTGGATAGCTCGACGTTTACCGAGAGCGGGATGGCGAACGCGAATCTCATCATGAACCGCGATGTGCGCATGAAACAGCGAATCAACGTGCGGCGCATGTCCCGCTCCGGGCGCCTCGAAGGCTCGGGCTACCAGACTTACTAATTTTTCGCTTCTTTCACCAATTCAAGGAGATTCCCTATGTCCGCAGTTGCCTCTCTCCGCACCGATGTGATCCCCGATCCCGTCGATGCCACGCAGCAGTTTTTTCAGATCTACTTCACCATCACGCTTACCGGCACTTACGGCGGCGCCGCGAGCCACGGCGACACGCTCGATCTGAGCCCGATCCTCCAGGCCGCGCCTTCGGGCAAGGTAGCGTTTGTCGTGATCGATGAAGCTCCCGCGGCCGGCAACGCGCCCACCGGATACCTGTTCACCTACTGCCCCGGCACGACGGTCAATAACGGCGTGCTGAGCATCTTCAACAATCTGACCGAATACACCCAGGCCTCGGCCTATTCGGCCGGCTTGCTTGCGGCCGTGATTCGCGGCGTCGCGACCGTGAGCAAGTTCGTCTAGCGGCGCTCTCCGTGGCCTTCAACGCCCCCCCCAACGCCCCGCAAGTCATCCTCGAAACGTTCGGTTCGCTGGTCACCGAGACCCCCGCGTCGAACCTGCCGCCCGGCGTGTCTCCAGATTGCCAGGATCTGGTGTTCGTGCCGGGCGCGACAGCCTCGCGCGGGGCGTTGCGAAAAGTGTTCGCGTCGGCTTTTTCGGGCACTCCCACGGTCACCTACGGGAAAAGCTATGTCGATCCGGCCGGCGTAATCCGGAATCTCTATCTCGATTCAAACGGGCAGCTCTGGCAGGAGACCACCTTCGGAGTCGCTTCGACGCTCGCACTGCTCGCGTCGACCGGCATCTACTGCAAATCGATCACGGCATTTGGGCGAGAATATCTCGCGCCTTCGGACGGCCTGCACGGGGCCGACATTCCGCTCCAATACGACGGGACGAACCTCGACCGGGTCACCCAGGAAGGACCAGGGGCCGCGCCCACGGTGGCGAATCTCGCGATTGCGCCAGCGGCCGTGATTGCTCCGAATGGCATCGAGAGATTCGGCAACATCGCCACCGTCACCACGTCTGCCCCGCATTCCTTCAAGGTCGGCTATCAAGTCCAGATCCAGGGAGTACCCGGCGCTCCATGCGGCGCCGCCACGCCGAATATCACCTCCGTCGTCATCGACAACGAAAACACTCCCGGTATCGCCACCGTCACGACCTCCGTCGATCACGGCCTGGGACCGGGGCAGTTCTGTTTCATCTCCGGAGTCTCCGCCGTGAATGTCGGCACCTCGATCGCCAGCTCATCCACCACGGGCGGAATTTGCACGGTCACGATGGCCGCGGCGCACGGGCTTTCTCCCGGAGCCTTTATCACGATCGCGGGCGCGGGCGACGCCACGATCGATGGCAACTGGACCGTGGCGGCGATCGTGAGCCCGACCGTGTTCACGTTTGCGACCGGAGCCACGGCAGCCACCACCGGCGGCGCGGCCGGCACCGTGCATCTCAATTTCCCGGCGAGCGGCCCCAATCCGGACGACGCGCAGTTTCAAGTGGTCACCTGTCCCTCAGCGCGCATCGTCCAAGTGCAGTTGAGCTACACGGATGGAACCTGGGGAGCGGGCGGGACCGTGTGGTTTCCCTGGAACGGCACCTTCTACGTGGCGAGCGTCCCCTCCGCGACAACCTTCACGTATTACAGCCCCGGCCCGGATGGAGGAACCACCGGCGGTTTCAACGTCACCTACTTCGGCCAGATCACTCCCGGCACGCATCTCTGCCAGGTGCTATTTCTGACGCGGCAAGGCTATCTAACGCGCGGGTCACCGCCGGTCTCGATCATTGCGCCCGGCGGGCAGTATCTCCAGATCACGAACATTCCGATCGGCCCATCGAACGTCGTGGCGCGGGTGCTCGCCTTCACGGGCGCGCAGCCTTCTACCTTGCAAGGGGCGCTCGCTCCGTTCTTCTATATCCCGGTTCCGGCGCAAGTCGGGACGCAGCCGGTTTCTACTTCCACGGTCATCGGCGATAACACCACGACTTCGGTCACGCTCGATTTCTC